TGAATCGTTATCTTTCTTCAGAATCAAGCGCGGAACCTGGACGGTGGCGCACAGAACGAACGCCGTACTTGAAAAAAATTCTTGACGCGCTTTCGCCAACTTCGACGTATAAAAAAGTAATTGCGCAAAAAGCTTCGCAACAAGGATTTTCGGAAGCCGGCCTTAACTGCATAGGAACGTATATGGACATTGCGCCGTGTCCTATCATGTATATTATGCCAACGGTAAACATGGCGAAGGGCTTTAGCAAGTCAAGGTTGAAACCTATGATTGAAAATTGCCCGGCGCTAAATGCTAAGATCAAACCAGCGCGTGAACGTGATGCGGACAATACGGTTCTTGAAAAATCTTTTGCCGGTGGAATTTTAATTTTAACCGGCGCGAATTCTGCGGCCGAACTTGCGTCGCGTCCGATTCGTGTTTTGGTTCTTGACGAAGTTGACCGTTACCCAATTGACGTTGACAACGAGGGTTCGCCGATGGACCTTGCAATTACCAGAACGTTAACTTTTGCAAATAGAAAAATTTTTATTCTTAGCACTCCAACAGTTACCGGCGCAAGCGCAATTGAAGACCAAATTGAAGACACTGACAAACACATGTTTTTTGTTCCTCTTCCTTGCTGCGGCGCTGCGCAGGTGTTGGACTTCGATCAACTTCGCTGGACACCTGGAAAACCGCAAACGGTAAAGTATCAGTGTAAACACTGCGAAGCACTTGTTGAAGAGAGACACAAAGCGCGCTTTCTTGCTGCGGGTGAATGGATCGCGACGGAACCAGAAAAGAGCAACAAGGACACAATCGGTTTTATTATTAACGGATTATATTCGCCGCTTGGTTGGTTGTCCTGGAAAGAAATTGTTGAAGAGTACGAAGCGGCGAAAGACGACCCGACGAAACTGAAGACCTTCACAAACACGAAGCTTGGAATATCTTACGCAGAAAAAACAGAAGCGCCAGCGTGGGAAAACCTATACAACCGCCGCGAAAATTATGAGATCGGAACCGTACCAGACGAAGTTGTTTTTCTTACCGCCGGCGTCGATGTTCAGCGCGACCGCTTGGAAATCGAGGTTGTCGGGTGGTGTCCAAGTAAAATTTCTTACTCGATTGAAAAGGCTGTGTTCCTTGGTGACACCGCAGGAAAAAAAGTTTGGGCCGAACTGCGCGCCTATCTTGGTAAGCAATTTATAAAATCAGATTTAACGATTTTGCCGATAAGAATGACGGCCGTTGATAGCGGGTACAATACCGCGCACGTTTACGATTTTTGTCAAACGATGGACCCAACGCGCGTTGTTCCTGTTAAGGGTCAAGACACGCAAGTTGTAATTGTGAGAGCGCCGAAACCGATACACACGAAAAGCACAGGAAAGAAAGCCGGCAAAGTGAAGGTTTGGAACATTGGCGTTTCTGTTATAAAGCATGAATTATACGGTTGGTTGCGTCAGGAAAAAATTGAAGGTGAAACACCTGCGGGCTATTGTCATTTCCCACAATACGAAGCGGAATATTTCAAAGGGTTAACCGCTGAACAAATTGAATTTAAAGTTGTAAAAGGCTATAAAAAATATGCGTGGGTTAAAAAGTACGAACGAAACGAACCGCTTGATATGAGAGTTTACGCACGCGCAGCCGCCGCAATTATTGGAATGGATAGGTTAACGCCGGCCATGTGGGACGAACTCAAAAAAAACCAGACCGAAAAAGCGCCTTCGCGAGAATACACACAACCACAAGAACCAACGCCAGCGGTAAAGAAAAAAAAGGTGAAGAGAGATAAAACGGACTATTGGAATAGATAATAAAAAAGCCCGCAACTGGACGGGCTTTTTCTTTTTACTTTTTTTCTGTGTCTTCAACATTTCCAGTTGTGCGGCGATCTTAGATATACAAAAGAATGCTTTGACTTGTAGTTGATCGAATTCGCAGCAAACCACGGCCTATAATTGTCATACCGATAATTTTTCAATGCGAAATTAAATATTGGTTTCCTTGTCGCCAGCTTGTCGGGTTCCCTCAGTGTAGGGCCTTCGCTTTCGCTGTCGTTGTTGGTTGAATGAGAGAACAAAACACCTTCAAAACTTGGTGCGTCGCACACAGGTGCCACAACTTCAACTGAAGCGATTGTTTCAACTGCAAAGTCAGCTTTCGCAACTTCGACTTTCTCAATTCCGGCTTTTTTTATTTCGTCAGTATTGCCGTAACTAACGCCAACGCCCGCCACTGTCAGAAGTGCAAAGCATAGGAGAAAAATAATTTTTTTCATGCGTTTTGACTGTTTATTTAAAAAAGAAAGTCAATTATACCAATTTTTTCGTAAATTGTTTAAAAATAAATACTATTTTTGTTTATGGCTTATACGCAACAAGATTACGACGCATTAAAGGCCGCGATAGCTTCAGGCGCTTTGCGTGTCGAATATGGTGACAAGCGCATTGAATACCGCACGTTAAAAGACATGCAAACAACCTTGTCAATCATGGCAAAAGAACTTGGATTGACTAAAAAACACGGCGGTCGCACCGTTGGCAACTTTGACAAAGGACTATGAAACAACAGCAAGTGAATTTTAATTTTTTCGAACGTGCAATTAGTGTTGTTAGTCCAACGCTTGCACTGAAGCGCGCCCGCGCTCGCTTCGTGTTGGATCAAGTAAGAAGATACGAAGCGGCGAGTAAGTCACCGCGAACAAAAAATTGGAAGGAATCACACGGTTCGGCCAACGTTGAAATTCAAACTTCTTTGCCAACTCTTCGAAACCGTTCGCGCGATCTTGTGCGAAACAACCCCTATGCAAAAAAAGCCTTGACAGTTATCACAACAAACGTTGTTGGTTCTGGCATTCGTCCAAAGGTTGACAAAAAAGGACGCGACGCAAAAAAACTTGCTGAACTTTGGAAAGTTTGGGGCGAAAAAATTGAATGCGACTTTGATGAACTGTTGACATTCTATGGGCTACAAAAATTAATCATGCGTTCAATATCTGAAGGCGGCGACGTTATAATTCGCAAGCGCAGAACCGCGAACGGTGTTCTTCCTATACAATTACAAGTTGTTGAAGGCGACCTTTTAGATCACAGCAAAACCGAAAACATAAAAGACGGTGGATATATAATACAAGGTGTTGAGTTTGACAAGTCAGGCAAGCGCGTTGCGTATTGGATGTATGAAAAACACCCCTTCGATGTTATCCCGTCTGGAATGCTTTCGTATAGAGTACCGGCGACGGAAATAATTCACGGTTACGAATTACTAAGGGCTGGACAAGTTCGCGGCGTTCCCGCGGGAACGTCTGGATTCCTTCGCTTGAAAGACTTTGACGACTATGAAGACGCGCAACTTATGCGTCAAAAAATCGCCGCTTGTTTTGCTGTCTTTATACAAGACAGCGCCGAAAATTTAACTAATGACATTGCGGGAACCGAAACGGAAGACGACGACACAATAAGCGAACGAGTTCAGCCGGGATTGATTGAACACTTGCCAGCTGGAAAGACTGTCGCATTTGCTTCGCCGCCTGGAACTGAAGGTTACGGCGAGTATGCGAAGAACGTCTTGCGCGCGATCGCTGCGGCCTACGGTGTAACATACGAAGCATTGACCGGCGACCTATCGAACGTCAACTTTTCGTCTGGTCGTATGGGTTGGATTGAGTTTCAACGACAAATTTGCGATTGGCAAGATAACTTAATGATACCGATAAGCGACAAGCTTTGGAAGTGGTTCGTTGAGGCTGCGCACATTGCCGGTATAGTGTCTAAAAAGGACATTCCCGCCAGTTGGACGCCGCCGCGTCGTGAAATGATCGACCCGGTTAAAGAAATAAAGGCAATGAGTGAAGAGGTAAGGAACGGATTTACGTCTTGGAGCGAAGCCGTTTCCAGCCGTGGTTGGGACCCGCAAGAATTATTGCTTGCGCTTAAAGAGGAATACGAGTTGTTCGAGGAATTCAAATTAATGTTGGCTTGCGATCCAAGGTTTGACGCGAACCGTAAGCCGCCGGAAGTTCAAGGACCAAAGGACCCGGAAGGGCAAACCAAAGAAAACCCGGAAGCGAAATAATTGTTTAAAATTTTTTTGCTTACATACTAATTTATACGTATAATTGTTTAAAAATTTAGGATAAATTTTTTCCCACATGTCAAAAGTACTAGAAAGAAAGTTACCGACCCTTCAGACCCGCGCGGCCATTGTTCCCGATTCAATTAACATTGAAAAAAGAACGGTTGACGTTGTGTTTGGAACCGACGCGCCAATTCTTATGCGATATTGGGGTGAAAAATTTTATGAAATTCTTTCTTTCAAGGAAGGTCACGTAAAGTTGGACAGACTAAACGCCGGCGGTCCGCTGTTGAACGGTCACAGACAAGACAAGCAAATTGGAGTTGTTGAACGCGCTTGGACCGACGGCAAAAGAGGTCATGCAACAATTCGTTTTTCAAAAAACGAAGAGGCTGACAAAATTTTTCAAGATGTGATTGACAAAATTGTTCGAAATATTTCCGTTGGTTACAACGTAAACGAATACAGCGAGACGTCAGCGGGCGAAGCTGTTATTCCTACCTATACCGCTATTGATTGGGAACCGGCAGAAAT